TAATATTTCTAATAGCATCCCCCTGAGCAGACAGAATTCCGCGCCCCGTATCAACCCCGCGCCCATCATCCCAGCCACGGATAAATTCACCGCGCAAATCAGGCAATTTTAACGCTGGATAAACTTTTGCCAGCTCAGGGTATTCTTTAGCATAAAAAGGTGCACCGTTGCATTTAATCCAGCCTGTTGGCGGTGTGGCTGAAGGCCACGGAACAGGTACACCAACAGGCAATGCAGAGCCTTCCCCCAAGCCAAGGTATGTGAGAACAGCAGCAACATCAGCCTTGCCAATGATATCTCGGCCGACAGATGTCAGGTCAGTCAGAGTTGCGGTATCAGCACCATTGAAGTACGGGAGTTTATTGGCTGCACCTACTAAGCCAGCTAATGCGGTCAGGGTGGCGTCGAGCGGTTGCGATGTCTTATTCATTGCGGAAAGTAGATTTGTTACCAGGCCTGCTACGTTACCGTCATCAAGCACGTCACTGCCGCTCTTGTCGCAGATAAACTGGGCCAGAGCTGAAGCAATAAATGTTGCCTGTCTAATCGCCTTGTTCACCTCTTTAGATTTGGCCTTTCCGGAAGAAAAACCCGTAGACAGTGCAGCCAGTGCGAGGTATTCCGCTTGAGTTAATACATTCGCTCCACCGGCTGCGGCAAAAGGTTTAATATCATTAGTTGGCATTGTTACCTCCAGTATCCATTATCAAATCCGGCAATCGCCGTATCCTGAATATCAAATCCGAACAGTGGGTGTGCGGGATCGATAACATCAAGGCTTTTAACCCTGACGCCAGCCGCTTTCACTGTTAATTCACCAGCTTCAATTACTTCAATTAACTCTGCTGATGTGTTGGCAATACCGTTTAATGCAATTGCGTTAATGCTTATCGACATATCCATGTTGTCGATTATTTGCATCTCAATTCCGGTCCCTTCAAATACTTGATCAAGCAAATCATCAAGATCACCTACTGTTCCATCCCACTGGTTAATCGCTATCTGCGCTTTTAAGACCAATCGATAAACATCATCGCTGAGTACGGTAAAACCTGAGTCCGGATCATATGGTCCCTGCCAGTTTCCCTGGTCCCAGCCAAGCCCGTCCGTATCCCACGAGAAATAGACATTGGAAATTGGCGTGGTCACATTCCTGTCTCGCCCTACCCACAACCCAACGATATCAAGTTGCTCACCCTGCGCAGAACCCAGATCGAACTTGCGAAGCATGTCAGATGTTAAAACGGAGATGTCAGTGAAAGGTCGGGTTATCAGGTCAATGTGTTGCTGGAAGAGCGGTTTAATAGCGTGATAGTTCGTTATCAGTTCAGTGTATTTACTCATGGCGTTGGCGTTATTTTGATGTTGGCTATATTGGAATGAGCAGCCTCATTAAATAAGATATCTATATTTGAAGCGGCAACTGTTGCTGCACTCTTACCGATTTTCAGCGAGTTAATATCATAATATTTACTGTCACCACCACTCATTACACCAAGGTTGGCGGGAGAATAAATACGGCTTAACAGAACATCATCACCTATGCGCAGTGAATTTATATATTTCGAAATCTCCGCTTTCATTTCCTCGGCAACTTGTGACGTATAGCCAGGGTAAGTTGCGATGACTATTTCGATAAACGCTTCAACCACCATTGGGCGAGAAAACTTAATCGCTTTTGGCTCGCCATATTTGCCCACAAGATTCACTGTGGTAGTGCCGAAGGTCGATGTACCCTGGTCTTTTTTCTTAGAGATTACCGTAGCAATAGTTGTCGTATCCCCCCCATCAACAATGCAACTGATAGAGTGTGCTGGCAGACCATTAGCATCCACGGTATCAGCATCGTTCTCGTAAATACGTACGCGTGTTACGCCGGGAATATCCAGTAGCGTACCGTCTAACCCATCAATGGTGGTCATTGATGGTAGTGCAGTACTCCGTGATTGCCTCTGGCGCAACTGTGCGTCATTTTCACCAGGAGAGCCAACTTTAGCCGCCAATGGATTTGTTACGGTTTTCCACCCTCTGTTCGGAGTAGCAATCTGCGTGATGGTGTTAGCCATTGCCGCGACAGGACCAGCCAATCTACATGTAGCGGTAACTGTGACCGTACCTGACCCAGGAATATTCACATCAACGGGCAAGTCCCATAATGCCCCATTTGCATCTCGAACTGTACCGGCAGCAATTGGCGTTCCAATATCGCCGGAGATAATTACATCAGCGGTTGAGTTCGTCGCGATCTTGCGGGTAATTCCGTTAATTTTAACGTTGCTACCAAGCGCCCGCCCTATCCCTGTAGCGGGTGAATAGGAGTTATATACCGCAATGGCCGTGTTATTAGCATCGTGAATACCCAGCGCATACAGAGCCACCATCTGCCCGTCTTTACTGTCCGGATCCAAATAGGCGTCGGTGCCGTAAATCTGCTGAAAGTAGCCGGTTAACGTGGTGAGGATTGTCTGATAATCAGGTGCGCTGATCCCCTGAGCTGTTACCGTTGCCGATAACCCCAGTGTGTCTAGGTTCAAAGCCATTTATGCCTCGCTTGTTACTGTCGTTTGCCCATAGATGGTGTCGATGGTTGAAGTGAATTGAACGCGCCGCGTCGTACCGTTGTTATTCGTGTCAAATGATAGAATGGAAAGAACACCGGGGGTTTGCCGTATGCGATCACGGATTGCTAGCGTGTAAACGTCCGCACGCTGTTTTCCAAGGACTGATTGAACATAAGGGGTACCTTCTGTCGTATCGAGGAACCATTGCCCCTTCCATAGTTCAAAGCGCGTCTTCACTGCCTGCGCAACACATTCCGGCGAATTCACTAGAAAAGTGCCGTCACCCTGTCCAAATGTATAATCCCCTTCTGGGTCTTCTCTGCGATATCGCATCAGTTAGGTGCTCCTGTATTTCCTCCGCCGGTCTGAACGCCACCATGCGTGTGCTTCATTAGGCTCTTACCACCAGCAGTAACATCATTTGTCACCGCGACAGGGCCAAGCATAGAAGCTCCACCACCAGCCGAGCCTTTACCTTGAGTTAAGGGACCGTTGATAGTGACAGCGCCATTAAACACTATAGTTGGCGATGTAATTTCAGTGCCGCCTTCAGCAGTGGCCGTTAATTTGCCCGGAGTTTTCACGGTAATATCATGACCGGTTGCCACCTCAACAAATGCCGAACCGTCGTCAGATCGAAGCTGTGCTGCACTGGTGCTGATATTGCTAATTTTCTGTGCCTGAGATTGTGGGCCAACTATCGCAAAAGCATCAGACAGGTCATGTTGTCTAACGTCTACCGGCTCCTGTATACCTCCGCTTTGCCACCAGAAATCAATGCAGCGATCTGCGAAAATAAGTAGGCATTCATCACCAGTGCTAATGGGGAATGTAAGAGTACAGCCGCCGCCACGAGGAAACACGACGGGAACGTCAGTGATCAGTGGATAGTCTTTTGTCTCGGTGTTGCCATCGTTATCGCGCCGAATAGCCCTAATTGCTGGCTGAACTACACAAGTGACAGTATCAGGATCGAAAGACTGGATGATTCCGGGCATTGCGACACGGATCTGGTCTCTCGTATCGGCACCTTGAGAGTCAAGAACTGCCGACAGATCACCGCTACGAGTCTGGTTGGATATTGCCATTTTGTAAGCTCCATAAAGCACAAAACCCGCATAATGCGGGTTACTGTTCAAATGTCAGGATTTACTTATCTATATAACGTGTATATTAAATAGACCACATTGTTACTGTAAGTAAGGAAACATAATGGGGTTTAGATTTAGAAAAAGAATAAAAATCGCTCCAGGCTTATCAATAAATATAAGCAAAAGCGGTATAAGCACCTCTATAGGAGGAAAAGGTTCAACAGTTAATATTGGCAAAAAAGGAGTGAAAGCAACAACAAGTATCCCCGGAACAGGAATTTCCCATTCATCTAATCTTCTATCGTTTAAAAACAAATCTTCAAAAGAGAGTATCTCTGATGACTTAAACGCTGTTGAGGAATCTCATTCTAAGCGTAAGACTTATCGGAACATATTTCTATTAATAGCAATATGTTACATAATTATGAGGATTATTGAGAAGTAAATAGAAGCCCACTTAACTCAGTGGGCTTTATTTAACCCGCAACCTTCTTACACGGGAACGACCCAATCAGCTTCGGTGCATCCATGCTGTTCTGTAGAAGTTGGACGTTTAGAAATCTACTTTTGCTTCCCGGATGATGGATATACTGAAAGCCGTAATTGTTACCATCTTTAGCAGGCATCAGCCCCATATCAATTTTAATGCCCGTTTCATCGGCTCCTAGCATCTTAATTTTTTGAGATGTCACAGTTTGCCCATTAATTTTATTCATGGCATCTGGAATAGCTTCAAACTTGTAATTTCCGCATTGCATCGTAATCGTACCGGCATTTACCCCAAAAGTAGCAAACGCAATAATGCAAAAAATGAGTGATTTCATTTTTATAGCCCTCTGTTGTAAGCTGCCTGAGAGCCTACATCTGCCGCGCCACGCGCTTCACACATCATGTCCATGTACCACGCTTGGCCCCTAGTATCACCAGTGTACATAATGCCCCTGACAATATAAACGCCATCGGTCGCAATACTGGCAGGGTTTGACGTGGTGCCTTCAAGAGAAATGTTTCCGTTATTGGTGGTATCAGTGATGCGGCCACCAGCCATCGCGATTTCGTTGTTACTCAGCGCGGTTCGGTACACTGACGCCTGATCCAGTTCAATCAGACCGTTGACCCTGATGTTCGGGTTAATCAGACAGCGAACATTGACGCCGTTGCCGATGGTCTGCTGAGGCATGCCTATCAATCCAGTACGACTATTCAATTTAATGGCTTCATGCACATATTCGGTGTTAGATACCATCTCTCGCTTTCCATCAACAAACATCCATGTGGCATTACACTGCTTGGCCACGTTATCCATTATGTTGCGCGTCATGCCGAAAACGACGCGACCACGAGGAAAAACCGTGGGTGGTGTTTCTGGATTGCGGCCTTCGGTAACCCCATTGACCGAAAAGTCGTTCATTACCGCTTTATTTAGATCCGCGACCGTCCACCCCGCCGCCAGTGTCTGGCTAGACATCGAGGTCACAAAGGCCTGATCACTATCAGCGGCCTGAATCAGAACGTAGGAGTCAATCGGGTTATCTTTTCCGGTGACCGTATAGCGTATTTCACCACTGAATATCAGACCGTAATTCTGACCGTCCATCTGCCCAACGTCATCTATATTGACCTCTCGCACCTGTCCTATTTCACTTTGGTCAACGTTTGTGGCAACCCCATCGTAACCGGCAATAATCCGAACCTGAGAAAACTCCTGACCGGTGATCTTATTGATGGTCTCTGCAGATAGGTTGTAAATTTTGATGGTTCCAATACGATTAGCGCTACTGATGTTGAACCAATCAATGTTGAAGGTGACCTTAAAGTCAGACAACGTAATACCTTCACCTTTCTGGTCTAAAAGCTGTAACTCAAAATGACGTAACCAATTCTGACTCATGATTATTCCTGAATAAAATAGACATGGCTCATTAAGCCGAGATTTGTTTTCGTTGGGTACTCGAGAGCGTCATCATCCGATAAAACGACAATCTTCCCGTTAATGCCAAGCTGTGGATACTGCTCCAGTAGGTCAACCCCAACCACCAGCGGGACACCCGACAAGATAGCCTCACCGTCGGCGCTGGACACATCCATAATCCATCCCGCTACATCACGCCATATCAGGCGAATAGTCGTCGTAGAACCATTCAGTTGAATATTGAATTGCTGATTATCAGGGGTTAGGGGGATTTCTACAGCGTTCATCCTAATAGGCCTCCCACCGTTGATTTAAGTAATGACACATTGGCTGGTTTTGCCGTTTTATTGCCAGTATTGATAACGCCAGACGTGCTCACCCCCTGAGTCATATTCTTCTTATCAGCCACGGTGATTTCCTGCGTTTGGCTGACAAGCACCTCACGCAAGGTTAATACGCACATCAGTACATTTTCGCTGGTGCGGTCTGTAGTGACCTCAATACCGCGGATCAACATATTGGTGTATGTTTTCTTGCCCGTAATAACGTCAAACGGCTGACGTGACTCCTGCAGCTCAAGGATTTGTTGATAGGTCTCTTGTGGGCTTAGCCCAAGGCTCAGGCCGATTGAAGACGTATCCACCAAGTCTAATAGTGAACCACCGCCAGCAAAGCCACATTCCATTGTGACTTCACTTGGTCGTTTATATGCATGGTCAGATACCGCCGCGCCAACTTCGACAGGGTGCTCAGTGATTTCCAACATGTCCTGATGTTTCTCGGAAACAACGACGCTTGGCACAATCACGCCGATACTTCGGTTTTGCTGACGAAATATTGCAGAAAGAATATCCATTACGAGTTACTCACTTGGTTTCTACGCAACACCTGCGCATTAGCGTTAACCTGCCGACGCTCTACCTCTCCGCCTATTTCGGCAGCATTACCCCCATAGATATGGTAGGTATTCTTTTGGTCAACCGTTGTCGTTAAGCTTCCTCGCCCGCCCATTGCTGCGCTGGCAATTAATTCATTGCTATAAGGGTTACGGCCGTTTTCATGATGAATAATGCCACTCATAAGGGACGCCATAACTTGTGGGTCCTTAAGATTCAGCATCGCATTTGGTGATACACCCATCATTTTAGAAAGCTGATCGATATAAGCTGCCGTGTTGTTCTCATTACCCGGAGCCCAAGTTGAGATAATATCGGTGAGGGATGTCAATCGGCGTCCCGTGGTCTTTCCTTCAAAATATCTCATTAACTGGTTTGCCATTGCCTTTAACCCGTCATAGGCAGTGTTAAACCTTGCAAAACGCCCTCCTGGTCTTTCTAACTCAGCGCCAACCTGACCTCGATAATCAATATTTCCGGGGTTGTTGTTGCGTATCCCTCTCGGGGCATGGGCAAACTGTGCATGCTGCTCTGGTTCATTATCACCACGCATCCAGCGGCCAATACTCCGCGGATCCAATCCCGTTTTAGACTGAAACCAGTCTGCAGCGCTGTTTGCGCTATCGGTAACGGCGGGGAGAGCATCAGGCTGATCCTGCCCTTGTGACATCAACTGCTTGCCGATGGCATAGGCTTCCTTCCAGTTGCCCTCTTTGATGGCGTTGAGAAGGTCGCCAATCATCGTCATCATCTTGCCGAACTCACCGAATTGCTTCGTTAAATCTTCAATATCACCTTTAAGCGTCCAGTTTTTCAGGTTGATATTGAGAAGTTTGGCAATTTCAATGCCGACGCCTTTAATGGAGTCTTTTAAGTCTGTTAAACCTTTCAGCGCTGAGCCTATTTCAGACTCCCACTGCCCCCAGTCGATCAGACTTTTCCCGCCTTCCTTCCATGTTTTGTAATCGTCGTAGAGAAGCCCAAGCCCTACAACCAATGATGTGATCATGCCGATAGGTGACATTAAGAAGGCGCTATTCAACAGTCTCCAAGCTATCAAGACGGCACCGAGTATTTCTAAAAACTGTTTGCTCCCTGCATCGAGTTTCTTCCACCATTCGATAACCTCACCGGCACCTTGAATCACACGATATGCCATGCGACCAAATGCATCAGCCAGCCAAAGAATACCTTTGATGGTCTTGGTTAATGTCCCTTCTATTTTGGGGAAGTTATCCAGCAGATTTTTGCGTAGATTGTCGATGTCACCTGACAGCCCACCAGCCAGATTAGAGCCAATTTTATCGCGTAGAATACCGAATAATCCGGTCAGCCCACGCATGGAGGTCATAAACTGGTTAGACTGTTCGGCTGCTCTCTCAGCGTTAAACCCTGTCTTTTGCAACATGGACTGATAATCAGCATTGAAACTGCCAAGCCCGCGCCGCATAGCCATTAACGTGTTTTCATCAATACCCAGCATCTGTGCATACTGGTTAGCACGGTAGTAAGGCATCTTGCTGAGTTGCTGGCCAACACTCGTGAAGACAGCGGCCGTGTCCCGCATATTGCCTTGGGCGTCACGCGTCTGTATGCCTAAGCGATTTAGAAACCCTTCCGCGCCCGGATTATTACGCATAAAGCGACTCAGGCTTTCGAGTGAGGATTTCGCGGCTTCTGCACTGCCGCCTGTTTGTGAGGCGGCATATCCCAGCGCTTTAATGCCGGCAACACTGGCTCCGGTTCGCTGAGAAGCCCAATAGAGATTATCGAGACCACTGGCGATTTGAGTTGTGAAACCATAAATGGATAGCGCGGCCCCTTCAACAACCGTCCCAAGCTTTAAGACGTTGGCTGTCACGCCTTTTAGGACGGCTTCAAACTTATTGGCACCGGCCTCATCAATATCAAACCCCAATGAGACCAGAAAGTCCTTGATGGTGTCAGCGCTCATTATCCTGTCTCCAGCGTTCTATTCTGGCATTGTTATCAGCCTTCATATCGATGTAATCGTTCATTAACGCGATATCGTAAAGGTCGATATGGCCTGTCTTGATCTCGGCCATCGTACACATACCCGCATCGACCGGGCGAAGAATGTAATCCTCTCCACCCGGCAACGTATCGAGCACTAAGCCGCTGGCTTGTCCTGCGTCTGAGCTTCTGGGAGTTCGCGCAAAAAATTTCCCAATGAATCGGCGACCACCCGCGCCACTAACTGAAGCATCGTAGGCAAGTCGATATCGTCAAAAGCCATCACGCCTTGACCAAATACCGGTACCCAGCCCTTCATATGCTGGCGGGATACCACGGAGAGACAAGGATAAATGATGGCGTTAGTGTCCTCGTCACTAAGATCAGAGGCGGCCTGCGCTATCTTAGGTAAGATGTCTTCCAGCACACCTTCGGTATCACCGGCCGCAAACTTACCTTGTACGGTACGAAAGTCAGAGACAACGCCAGCCAGCACAGGTAAGAGCTTTCGTGATACCTTCAATTGATCGAATACGCTCAGTTTCGCTGTTCGGTACTGAATACCTTTAATTTCAAATTCCATTGGTTAAAACTCCCCAAGTAACTGGTCGACCTTGCCGCCATCGAATACCCAAGACACTGTGCCGCCGTCTTTGGCATTCTTCCAGTCAGGCTGTTTTTGGAAAGCGCAGGCACGGATGGTTGAGATGTCGCCCGACGCGGTGTTTCGAATAACAAACACGTTGTTACCCCATGTAGATGAGGATTGGCTCTGCGCGTTATATGCCAGAGATAACTTTTTATTGACCGGAGATGTTTTCAATAGCGTCACCGTCACGGTACCCGCCTTTCCCGCATGCAGGGAATGCATGACCTCACCATCGGCACCTACGGTCATGGTGTTTTTTGCTTCGGTCATGCTAACAGTGATGCCCTCTTCCGAGTTGGCGGAGCCATAACCAAGGTCAATAACGCCAGTCGGTCCCGTCATGGATGCTGTAACATCAAGAAATGAATAAGTAGACATTTATCGCTCCTTAGCGAACCACGTTGATCTGAACATCGGCGTAGTGAACAGCCCCCGCCAATTTACAAGCCACCTGAATCAGGGGAGCTTTACGCGCTTCGCGATCGGATTGCGCCTGCTGAGCCAAAGGTTGACCATAGACGTAATAACCCTTGGTTAGCATGTCACCCGATGCTAGCTGCCCGATTGGGCCGCCGTTCCAAATACCAGATGCAATCAAGCCGTTACTGACAGCCTGATCCATTGACTGCTCAACATTCGTCAGTAGGCGAGTGACACCTGCGTCAGTCTGTGGAACTTTGGTTGTCGAGGTATAAAGGAGGTTATACAGATTGGTTTGTACGTAGTTTTGCAGCCAGTCCAGCCCGTGGCGCTCGTCGAAGAAATCACCGTTAGCCATGACACCTTGCTGCAAGATTGCGGTGTCATTGGCGTAATACACATAGACGTTAGCGTTTTTTGCATCGACTGCCGCGGCCTGATTAACTGTGAGTGTTTCATAACTCACCGTCGGCTCTTGCTTAAACTTCAGGGTAATAGTGGTGTTGTTACCCGTGAAATTAACGGTAAACGCACGACCGAACGCAGACAGCGCAGCGTATTTATTGCTGGTTGAATACTGAATGTAGGTGCGGGCATATTTTCCGGCCTTAAGCTTAGAAGCCAGATCATCAGTCGATGTCGTACTAATCGTCTTGGCATCAGAAGTGGTTACACCGAAAATACGGCTCAGGCTAGACGCTTCAATCGCAGTCGCCACCCCAAGTAAGTCATCATCAGGAATGGCCTCATCATCGGCAACGCCTAGTCCATACCAATTCGTGAACTGTAAGCAGGCATTCACCGCCTCTAACAACTTCTCAGGATCCCCTGACTCTGCAGACGCCAGCGTTTTCGCCCAGCGCCCGATATAAACCTGTGTCGGTTTAGGTGACTGTGCAAAAAACACCGCGGCTGCCTCATACTCTGGACTATCAATGCCAAAGTCCCCGCCGATATCCTCTACAGAAGCATATAAACGAATACGCTCAGTAACCGGAATTACTGTGGATGTTCCCAGAATCAGCAGGGAACCAAAATTTCGACCCGTGGCCGCCGTCGGCGACATGATCACATCAACGTTCACCACGTTGGATACAGGTAAGCCCTGTGCCATAGATTAATCTCCAAAAAAGGTTACTGATGCATCCACCAGCGATTTAATGCCGTATTCGCGAACAACTTTTCGACGCAAAGTGACCGTCATGTCATACCGTCGCACCCACTGCTTGTTAATTTGTTCAGGGAAAGGCGTGATCGCGCTGTACTCCTTCAGCGACAAACCTAGCGTGTTCAATTCAGTGTTATTTTGTTCAACAGATATTCCATCACGGAATATTGAGGCGAACTGCATTCCTGATGGGCCATAGAATGACGCCATGCACTCGAACTCTTCATGCCGCCACAACTGCGAGCCATCTTCCGTCTGGACAGCAAACGCCGGACTGTTATCAATGGGCCACCCTGTCACGCCAAAAGCACACCAGTTAGTTTCTACCGAGGGCATTGCAGGCTGATCTTTCTGCCAGCGAGCTCTAACCATTGTGTTAGGCAAACCAGAGACATTGCACATCCACCGGCTAAGCAATCGGTCAAGCGCCTGATCGTATGCAGGGCTATCACTGACGGGCCTTAACCAGCCAGCCTCTGTGCTTGTGTTATTGCTCAATTGGCGTCCCTCCATCAAACGGAAGGAGCTCACAGTGCGCCTGCACAAACCCAGCACCATAGGCGGTATAGGGATCGACAAATGTCACACGGTAATCACGACTCTGATACGTCACGATGTCAGCATCACGACCAGTTTGGCCTTGTGTTAATCGTTCGGTGGTCACAATCAAAATTGCCCCGCTGATAATCTGCCCTGACTGCATTCGCCGGTTCTCCAAAGAGCGGTCTACCGTAACCACACCAGAAAACTGTGCTTTCACTTCTTTGTTTATACCAAACCCATCATCATCAACGGTCTGGAGTCTGCGAGTTACCCACAGGTTGGTATCGCAAAAATCAGGATCAAACAGGACATCAGTCACATCAAGAGTTGGCATCTTTATCCCTCACTACGTGGGTTATCGCTCGGCGGTATTGCCCCGTGTCAATCAATGGGCGTGCATTGGCGTTATCTGGCGCGTTACCTGCCGCTCGACTTTCCAGCTCAGCTGCCGCACCTTTGCGCCCACGTCGCGCGCGTGCCGCTACCGTGCTATCCGCAAGTGGTGTAAATCCCGCAATTGTCATGTACCGCTTAACCCCGTTGACAGCTACCGTACCGGCCTGATTCAACGAGCGTTCTGCACTGGACATGTTTCCATCAAGTGCATGTTTCGCTGCCTCTTTTAGCAAGGGTACCGTTTGGCCTTCTGATGATTTCACTCCGGGTTGTAAGTGCGGACGAGGTGGGATATTTTGAGCGGGAGAGCCGTATTCGTTTAGATAACCGATCCCCGCATTGCCAAACGGCACATCCTCACGCTGGCTATCTCCCTCAGGGATACCCACCAGTACCTCTTTCTTTCCGATAGCCTTCAGCGCGTCAAGAATGGACTGAGCGGTATCCAAGCGAATTGAGACGCCACTTTTCATAACTGTCGCCCACCTGCACCGAACATCGTAATAAGCTGATAAAACTCGGCACCATAGCGCGTGTTATTCCAAAATCCCGCGTCAGGGTTAAGTGTCTGACTGGTGTCATAGCTAACACTGACCTTATCGACTGATTTCGAGGCCTGCACGCCGTTGGTTGAACCTCCAGCGCCGCCGACGAGCATTGCCCGGCTGTCAGCCGCCCACAACGCCATGTAATGGGCGACAAACAACTCTACAAAGTACGGAAACAGCGCTTTGCCTGTGACGCTCTCACTCAGCAGCACATCAGCCAGATTTAAACGAAACAGGATTTGTACTTCGGGGTATTTGGTAACATCGGCGAACTGGGGGAAGTCGCGGCGAAAATCACTTACTGTCGGTAGACTTTGATTTTTTGCCATCGGTATTTTCTCCGCCGACAAGGGATAACTCATCCAACTGATTCTGCAAGCCGTCATTCAATACTTTGGCTTGCTCAAGCGCACCTTTCAGCTCTGTAATAAAGGTCTCTTTTTCCGCGAGCTGTTTTTGCAGATCTTCAACCAGAGGTTGTAGATCATCAATGCTAACGACTGATTTATCCGTAATCTCAGCGTGTTCCTTAGTGAACCAGTGTTCAGCAACACTCAAAGCCACATCGTGAAATCCTTTGGCAAACTGGCGCTTTTCACCATCGGAAAAAGTCAGTGTGAAAGGTGTATGAACGAGGATAGAAACCATTTTTTCTTTGGCCATTGTGACAATCCTTTGGCCCCCATGTGGGGGCCGTCATCGTGATTAAATCCCGTCCACGTAGGACAGCGTTTCTTTGTACACAGGCTCAACCGCACCCAATTTTCCGTAATAGGTCACAATCTGGTATAGACCGCGATACTGCACAGGGATGCTCTGCAGAGGAACAAGCGGGAAACGGACATACTTTTTATCGTTGGTGTAGGCAACCATGCGATCCTTGCCACCAGCACCACGACCTTTCAGCCACTTAACCGCGCGGATATTCAGAGGAATACCGTTTTGATGATAAGTAATGGTGTTGGTCTGTAAGTAAGTCAGCAGTGACTGATTACCTGCAGAAGAAACGATGATGCTAGCCAACAATGCAAATTGCTCTGGCGGGATCAGCAAGTCTTGCGGAACGACGGAATAACCCGACGCCGCCCATGCGTGAGAAAGCACGGCGTTAATACTCTCGCGAATTTCATCCGGCGTCGAAGTGGCCCATGTTTTTGGTGCGTTGTTCAGTGCAACACCACCTAAGTTCACCAAGCCATTCAAGCCCAGAGAAGTATCGCCGATGTATACCTGCTCATCAGTATCCATATTCCACTTAAGTTGCATGCCGTCGTACTTCTGGGTATCGATAGGACGACCCACTTGCTGCGCTGCCTGCAACTCAATGACTGTCCAACCCAACTCCATACCCCAGAGGTTAACTGGATTGCCGGATTTAGTGATATCGACGTTCACACCCGCAATCGCGGTGGAGTCTTTACCGATCCAGTTTTTGCCGTTTGGGTTCGCCCCTGTGCCAGCAGCGCCAAATGTGGTGTTAGTCCAGCTTGAAATGTCATCTGCGATAGAAACATCTTCACGCAGTTGGATATCTCGGCTCCACGTATACCCAACTAATGGCAGGTTTAGTCCTTGGTCAAGACGTTCCAACTCGCCAATTAGAAAGGCACCTGAAGCGTCTACAGTTGCCTGATCAAAAGTTAACATTCGTCTTTTCCTTAAATCTTCCAAGAAATCTCAGCGTTGCCTTCGGCATCGCCAGCACCCGTGAATTCTGCATTCGGCAGCACCACGTTTTTATCAGCCACAGCGGTGGACATGAACCCGCCTAATGGCACATTGATGGTGTCATCTAGAGAAACCACCACATACACTGGGTCACCCTTTTTAATGGTGCTGGCATCAACGCTAGAGCCAAGGTTTACGGTCATGTAGCCACGCTTCATAGCGTCGCCGGAGAAGTTCTTATCCGTACCCACTTGACGAACCATGTCAGGCTGAGAGGTCGTTGGATAAGGACGAACGTAAATCCCCTTTACCTTGTCGGCGGTATCACCATTCGCCAGAGGTACGAAAAATCCGTCTGCGTCGTATTTGCCAGCCAGACCGTAGGCTGCGAAGGCGTTAGCGGATTTAAGGATCACCGGTTCAACGGTCAAATCCTGAGGGCGTGAGATAGCCCCGGCAATGCCTACAGGCATCCGGTATAGATATGCTGTCATCGTTAATTATCCTTTGCGATTAGCCCAGAATTCGGCGTTAGCTTTGTTGAGGGCGGAAATGCTCGGTGTACCCAGTGGACTTTTGGCATCACCGGTTGTTGTGCGGGTGTTGCGGCCTTTTGCCAATTCAGAAACGGCGGTAAATGCCATCTCAACAGACTGTTTCGGTAATTTACGTATATCTGCATCACCGACGATCTGGCGGACAAGCGCTTTGTCTGCAGCGGCCAGCACTTCACGCTTAAATGCGGTGGGTTTCACCTTACGGGTGAGGTCTATACCGGGGATGATAACTTCAGCGCGATAAGCAGAATCACCCGTGACGGTGGACTCCTCTTCGTTGTCTTCGCCATCACCAGTCGGTTTATTATCCTTATTAGGATCATCAGCGTTATCGCCCGTAGCCGTTCCCTCTAACTTAGCCAATAAGGCTTTGAGCAAGGTTTTGATATCGTCCTCGCCGTCGCCGGTTGGTTCTCCGCCCATCTCCGGCTTTTTGTCCGGCAATGGTTGCTGTGGTGCAAGATTAATATTGAGATTAACGCCGCTAGGCAGATCCCCTTCATCACCAGTTACCGCCGCAGGGGCAGATTCAACCAGTTCGTTCATGGTGTCCGAGTCACCCGTTTTGATGGCCGTGCGCATGCGGGTCCACCAGTTTTTCTTTTGATTTGCCATTGTGTCTCTGTCTCCAATTGCACAACGATTTCCGGCTCTGCCTTTAGGGACAAGAGCCACATGGTTTCCGGTAATATCGACCTGCTCGGCTTTTCCGGGTTCGATCTGCTCATACTCCGCGTCATAGCCGCACGACACTTCGCGCAGACCATCTTCGATCAGCTGAATCGCGCTTTCGTCTTTGACGATAAGATCAGCCAGCATCAAATCAGACTGGTCACCAGTCCCATGCCGAATGTCCTGAAGATGCCCGACCGCAAGCTCTTTCCAGTTTTCGGGATTCACCAGCCGCACATTCCCGTTTTCATCTTCAGGATGCAGGATCGTGATGCTCATCCCTTCGAATGAGGCGAGTGTGGCCGGATGAAACACCTGCTCAGGAGAGCGCGTTACGACTATCTCACCAAGCTTGTCAGGTTTGAGGTTTGGCAGATCGGCAGCGCCGTAGAGCTGCTTACCCGTTCGACCTATCGGCACGTCTTTGCACAGCAGCGAGCCGTCAGCCAGCTGATAGCGGGTTTCCCCCAGCCGGGTATTGAAAAAATATTTCATGTTTTACCTGCGATTCAGGCGAGATAAGAATGAGGGTTGGGGAAGACAATTTCTTTGTAACAGCGGCAGTTCGGGAGCTCGCCAGCGTGACCGGTCATGCCATCAAGCGTTGGAGGTCGTCCCCATTCGACAAATTTACCTTCCATCTCTCGATGAGAATGCCGGACGTCGCCATCTTCGGCTGTACGCCAAATATAACCATTCGAGCCAATAGATAGCGCACGCGCCTGATCGAGCGCACCAGTAGCACGTCCAATCTCGGTCCGGGCGATAAGGTTCGCTCGTGAGCGTGACACGTCACCGGAAGCAGCTATCTCTTTCGCGAATGGCTCAGCGCGGCCACCAGTTACTACAGCCTCGATGGCCTTGTTCTGAATGTCATACACCCGATCGGCGGCCTCAAGAGGCAGAGATTTGATGTACTTAATTTGCTCGGCGACGATGGATTTCACCACCTGCCCAACAGGCGCGTTATCCACCATATCTCGCAACTCATTGCTGATGTTCAAACTGTGCTGTCGCCACTGCTTTTCATTCTGGCGCACAATATCAGCGGTAAAGTTCTCAGCAACCTTCGTCGCCCAGGGACTGATGATTTCGCTGTAGTGCTCCAGCGCATCCATTATTTCGGTGACGCTATCGTTTGAACCATCGTAACGCCCATTGACTATATCCCCGACTGCCCGCGCTATCTGTCGTAGGCTCGTTCGATATCGGATCTCCGCCTGCTTGCTCCGGAGGTTTGTTGTCAAGTTCGCCGAGGCTTGGCGGGGCTTCATCTTCCGCATTATCTATATCCTCGTCGGTGATCGATGCACCAATACCCGTTACGTCTGAATTCTCGCGCAGGTCTGTCATTGCGGCCTTTTGGGTCATTAGCCCATCTGCCAGAGCGGTACTGATGGCTGTTGTCACGTTTACGGCTACCGTTGAACGGTCAACGTCAGACATTTGCCAGAGCGGATTAAACTCAAAAGTGAAATCGTCAGGCAGCCCCTCACCAAGCTCAGAGCGATAGATAATATCAAGCACCTTGCGCAACGGCTGTCGGAGGCGGCGTTCTTGTAATGAGCTAATGCGGTCGTAATAGTTGGCAAGGTCGGCGTCGCCAGTAGAAAAGCCCTTGGGGGATTGCCCAAATAACCTCACCAACGGGATGCCCACTGCACCACTAATCTGCTCAGCAAACTGCGAGATAACGTCGTCCAAGCCACTGAAGCTGTATTGATGGGTCTCGAAAGTATCTTCGGCATCCATTAGCGTCATGCCTTCATTGCTCTGGAACTGGCGGATCAGGTCGATGTTTTTCAGTAATGCATCAAACGCGGGCCCACCAAAAGCAATAAGATCACGGAGCTTCTTCACCTTGTAAGTACGCAGGTGAGCCTTATAGACCAGTTGGGCAGCACCAACACTCGCACTATCGAACGCTGTCAATCGATCCCAGATACGCTCTACAACAGACATCCCCCATTCATTTTCCGTCATAGCCTGCTGATAAGGCAGTGTCACTCCGTCAAATCGAATAAGGCGACTGTGATGTATGCGCCATGCAGGAATACCGGTTGCTGTTGTCACTACATCGTAGAATTCTGGCTTACCGAGCTCTGGCCCCATCTCTTTAATGCGACGAGTCAACACAGGGTTAATCATCCAGCGGTCAAGAGGTAGGATGCCTTTAAACTTACCTTCTCCGATAGTTTCTAATCGCAAAGGCGTGAATGGCGCTTGCCCTTCGATCATGATGAACCCCACCGCGCCACCGTATAAGCGCGACCATTTCAGTGCATCATTGAGCTTGTCCCACAACTGCAAGTCATCAAACGTAGACTCGACAACGCCACGCGCTTTAGCATCAATCTCTGATGTAATGCGTATTCCCTTGCGAGTCATATCGTCAGGGATAGCATCAACCGCCTCGCCAATAACCCATGACGAACGGTAGGACCATTCGATGAGGAGCCGATTGCGACTGGTGAAATTTGCCCGGTAAGTTGAAGCTGAATGCTGGTTTGACGTCTGCATACCTACGCGGGCGACAAAGTTTTCGTAACCATCCGCAGTTGCCTGAGCGGTTCGCCGCGAGGTTTGTTTATTTCGTGCCATTAGGCCTGTCTCCCTAGCAGCTCCCAGATATTCAGGGCTGAATTCATTGGTGCGTAACTGATCATCACTGAGTCAGCAAGGTTTGGCGATTTGGTGCCGTCGGGCTGTTTATCCACAACGATTTTCCCCACACCATTGATGGAGTAGGTCGGTTGCGAAAGTTCGATGATGAGTTTGTCTTTGCTCCCCATGCTGCTGCTGATGGAGATGATTTCGTCCGGGTTGTAGGCCATGCCCTCAACCACGGCGCGGTAGGTGTTCTGGAAAAGCTTGCGTAACCGCCACCAGCTCTGTGCTTTGGCGTTGGCGAAGAAGTCCTTGTTCAGACGAGCGGCCTGCCCGTTGTCACCGCGCACGGCTTCATCATCGGGATCGAACACTGCGCCGCTTCCACGAAATGGGGTGGCGAGTATTGACGGTCGTCGGGCAGCTTTTCGCAGCTCGTTGATGGCCCGCGCATCCCCGCGAACACCAGCACCCAGACCGTCCTCGTCGAAGCGAAACTCTTCGAGGTTGTCCTGTTCGCAGTAACCGAAGACCTTCTCAACGGACTGGTAAATGTCGCTGCCCACGCCGGACCACTCCCGCACGTCTTCCAACAGGAAGCCATGACGGGTAGAAAAAGCGTTTTTGTCCCTGCCCTCGTCGGCGACGTCCATCGCGCCAAGTCGTTTGCCGGTTGGCTTAATGCCCAGCTTGATATGCGCATCAACGGCAGCCTGCACCCAATCAGATGGGATAAGCACACCTTCCGCAGAGGCGCTGTAGTTCAGATCTAATTCCTGAGCCACCACCACTGGGTTATCAATTTTTTCGCACTCTTTTTGATACCACGCATCGTCTTTGCGCGGATCACTCCGCCAATGAAACGTGAATACCGGTATTTTTCCGCCGTGGCGCTTCTGTGCAAATGGATTGGCCATGCCATTGACCGAACTGAGATCGATACGGCAGCGCGTAGTCTGAGACAACGCAGCATCAATCAGCAAAGGGCGCTGAAGAAAGGCAGCCTCATCCACAAGATAAAGCGTTGTTCGGTCACCACGCCCAATGTTATCGCCTGCCTCACCTTTGATAACTGCGCCAGTATCAGGGAACTCAACACGCATATAAGGTGCGTGTTTTTTTTCATTCCATGAGCCCCTGAACTCAACAGGCAGAGTCTCTACGAATCGGCGAGCTTTCCAGAACAGCGCCTTGGGGTCACCAGTGCTATCAACGTATTCCTCTTTACGAGAACCAAAGCCGATCACCATTTCTTTATTGAACAAACAAAGCGAGCAAGCCATGCCGATCGCCGTCCAACTGAGCCCCATTTCACGGCTCTTTTCGGTTATGCCGTTCTCTAACCGTTCTCGTCGCTCCATAATCCAGTGGATCCATTCCTCCTGCTTAGGGAACAACAGAAATGGGATGGTCACCGGCAGACCGTAGTCGATATTTCGCGGGTCCGTCGTCATGCCCCAGTCGATGATGAACTGAGCGGGATTGTCTTTATAGAAGGCTCTGAGCGCTGGCAAGCTCTCGGGATTTTGTCTAATCCGCTGTAACCTCTCCATGCGCCACTCGAACACCTGCGCATAGTCAGGATTTTTGAAGTCGAACGGGAACGGAATAGGCATTGTCGCTACTCTGGAAAATTAACGAAAAACTGGGTTATTTAACATAATGACCCTTAAGCGCCCCACGCAAAGAGCACTCGCACGCCAATACGCACAAGGACATTATTTATCTAGGTATTCAGTAAGAAAGTGCGGAGTTCGGACTGCATAAACAGTGCATAAAATGGGGTGGTTTTTGCATAGCGTTAAAATTACCTTAACCGCTTATTTTCTGCATTTTTACCCCATCATTTCGCTATAAAAAGCCGCTGCTTCTTCCGCTGACATATTGGCTGGCGTAGTAGCAACCGTAGCGGAAACTTCCGTCTTTTTCGGTGCTTCCCAACCGCGCATTTCTGCTAGTTGTTTAATTGCAGCTTTAGGATCGTGAAGCTTAATCTTTAACCCGTCTTTACCGGCTGTCAGTTCAGCAATTGCGGCTAAATGCTCTGGTTTTAAATCGGCTGAGTTTTTAAATGCCCAAACGGTTTGTGAAATATCTTTCCCGTCGTCATCCTGCCCCACCACATGAGTACCGAATGTGGCCAGATCTGCAATTGAGGTGCGCCCCATGATGGTTAGCCGCTCCATTGCCTCTTCATAGGTCATGATGGCCTCATTCAGAGCTTCATGCTGAACTGCCTTGAGGAAAGTCTCCACGTCGCAATTTGTCGCAATAACATGCGCGGCCTTGCGCAGGTTGTCGCCCTTTGCTTTTCCCCCGGCTTTCTTATAAGCATCAGTTTGATTCTTGCCTTTCAGCAACTCTGTAACGAACTTCTTCTGTAGCGGAGTCAGCACATCGAAAAGGTGCTGCTGCTCTACCGTGAGCTTTTTCGATGCCATTTTTAGAATGTTCCACTGGTTAGTAAAGTCTCCCACTCGGTAGTGGTGAGACCGATATGATTGCAAACCTATATAAAATTCTGTGAAGCGCCATTATGGTGACGCTTGGCAGAGTTTTATAAATTACGCACATTGCAATTGAATGCCGGTTTCCGGTTCTTCTTTGTTTAGCCCAAAGTATCGAGATACCGTCTTTCCTGCATCATTAGCCACGTAGACAGTAGTGCCGGGACTCAGCTCAACTACATCAGTTGTCTTGTCTGGGCGCGTGACGTGCAGGTTGCCGCTCTTCGATAACCGGACTTCTGTCGCTTCGTGAATTCGCTCTTCTGCCTCTTTGTAGACAAATTTAATCGTTAACATTCTTCTGTTCCTTCTTCTGGTTTATGTCTGTAATGATTGAGAGCCGTTGTGAAAGTGGCTCTCAATTTTTCTTTAAAATCAACCAACTCAATTTCGAGGAGGCAAATTTGTATTAAATGGCAACCCAGGGATAGTAATTTGCCCTCGCTGCTCAATGCGCTCAATTTGAGCAAGCAATGATGGCTTCTTGACTCGCCCCCATCGGTTAAGTAATCGACCTGACATGCTGGCTACATCTTTCTCTTTCATATATTCGAGCATTACGGCGTTGCGTTCTGCCTCATAGCTTTCGCTGTATTTTCTTAGCTCGCTAGTCATCCAGTTGAAGGCATTGATGTATGCCTCTTTAACTGCGTCAGCCTTTGCGCCATTAAAGCCCATGACCAACATAACGAAGCCACTGAAGTCCATTCGGTAATACTTTTGCTTCTTATCAAATATCCCTAACTCATTGATTTTCTCGACAACCCAAAAGTGGGCCTTCGTGAAATCAGTCGAGCAGTGAAGGTTTTCCAGTGCGCGAATAACGTGTTGATGTCTTTTCCCAAATGCCTTGGCGATCTGGAATGTATCGGTCACCGGCTCACCTTCAGCCGCCGACACTAGCTGACGAAAATCAAAATCAGGGATGACCTGTAAATTGTTCATATCGCTATTACCTTTTGGTGATAGAGCCTGTTCTCCAGATGTAGGCAGCCCAAGAGCGGTCAGCGATAACCACTGCCCTATCTCAAGCTCTACCCCGAAAGACTCTTGGTTTGTGCGCGGAGAATGCGCGGTTTACTGCGGGTATAAAAAAGCCCGACCGAAGTCAGGCTGTGTTTGTCTTTAATGGGTGACGAATCACTTCACTGTTTCGATGGTCGAGCCGTGAGAGTTCATCACGTAAACCTGGTCGCCCGGATAGATAAACTGGTAACGTAACCCGTCGAAGGCTCGTTTCTTCGCATGCTCTGGGCTTTCGAAGTCTTCAATCAGGACGGCAATGGCGTCATGGTCCAATACGCCGTCGCGCTCACTGACAATCAACTCCTCTTCTTGCAGTGCGGTTTTGCACTCTGGATCGGCATACACATCCGGGAGCCAGATAGCAAAGTCAGGGTTAGAGTGGTCATTGGTAAGCTTGAGGATATCGGCAAATCGCTCTGAGTCTGCGCGCGCCACTGTAAACGTAGGCAACTCGCAGATATGGGTTACGCCGTTGATGATGGTTTTTACTGTGAACATGGTTACTTCCTTCTTCGTCTTCTGGTTACAAAAAAGCCCCGCGCGATGGCGAGGCTTGGTTACTTCAGGCACTGCGTGTTGATGTAGTCCTGCAAATACCCAACCTGTTTCGTCACTGTGACGATTCGCTCTCTGAGGGTGAAATAATCCCGTTCAGCGGAGTCTGTAAGTCGGGGGCCGGAAGCATCGCCCAGGCTGCCGGTGCCTGCCGCTCCGTTCGCGGGACATTTTGCGTTGACGCGCAGCCCACACTTGCCATCACGAACGCAACGCTGCAAATCATCAAGCTGCTTTTTCGCATCAGCTAAGTCCTTCGTGTATTTGGCATCCAGCGCAGCGACATCACGCTGCCGGGTTGTCATGTCGGTGATGGTGGCATTCGCCATATTCAGCTCATTAACTTTATCGTCACGCTGTTTTTTATATTCAGTTGCGTTTGAGTGATAGCGATCGGTTAGAAATGCTAGAGCGGCGATGATAATGATGAATATAGGTGTCAGGTTAATCTTGCTCATTCATCCAATCCCCAGCACGCCAGCGCACTTTCCTGATCACGTCTCTCCACTTGACCATAACAGCCATTCTTTTGGCCTTTGGTCAGTCGGCAGTCACGTCCACCATCTTTAATCCACCAACGGATTGCCTCACACGCACCTTTCCGATCTCCTGAATTAAGGCGCTTATAGAACGTTGAAGGGAAACATTTACTGGGGCCGATGTTGTAAGGGCAGAATGATGCAATGCCGGCTTTCTGTGGTTCGGTAAGGGGGACGTGAATATTCCGCTCTACCCAAGCTAATGCCTTGTCGCGTTCTATGGCGTTTACTTGGTCGCATTTGGGCTGCGTTAACTTCATTCCCTGAACGACTGGCTTACCATCAACCATCGTTGCACCACGGCATATCGTCCAGATTCCACTGCCATCTCGGTACGCCGTTAGGCTGTTTCCTTCTTTCTCATTCAGAAACTGATCAAGCAATACCGGAGCCGATGCACCTGATACGATGAGGGTAATCATTGCCGCGCTTAATTTATTTCTCAGGGATGGATTCATTACTCACCCCTTGAGGCTTTGCGCCGGTCTTCTTTTACCTTGAAGTAGAGATTCGTTAGAAACGTCAGGAGGCCAAATAGCAGGCTTCCAAGAACGCCAAACGCTGCCCACTGTTCAGGTGAGAAGCCATCAAGGAGTTGTTTAAGCCAGAATAAGGCGCTACCGCCTGACGCTCCGTAGGAAATACCTGTTGTGATTTTGTCCATACGTAGCATCGTCTCACCTCCCCGTAGGGTTAGGCGCTGTGTAATTAATTAGGGAATAGCGTTACCCGTATCCATGCCAGACAAGGAATGTGTGAGTGCGGTTGGTTGGTTTTGGATGACGCTAAATTAGAATTGGCGGTGAGTTAGGGATTCGAACCCTATACCATTCGGTTAACAGCCGACCGCACATGCCTTATGTGCTTCCTCACCAGAATGAAAAAGCCCCGCACAATGGCGAGGCTTGAAAATGTGTTGCTGTGGATGCAGGTCTGTCCCAGCCTTTCGGCATCACACCATATCTTGCACCTGTGTTTCGGTATATCCACAACTGTCATGAGCACTGACAGGCATTGTCACAATCGGTCGCGAGTTTTCAGCTTCTAGCATACTCATGGCGGCTGATTGCCGTTCCGACTAATACTCATGCAGTTGTGCAGCACACCAAACGCTCCGGTTTACCCTTCTTCGCTGAGTGATGTGCTGAATAGGAAAAGTGCCGAAGCATGCTTAAGACACACTATCGACACCTTACCCTTTAATGATTGCTCATTTGTTCAATGATGTCAACACGATTATGATATTTTTCGAACTTTAGCTACACGTTTGCGATTTTTAAACGCATCTTGTAGCGGTTGATAGAGCATAAACAGTGATGCGTCGAGAACGTCATTCACCTCTCTGCGACAAGTTGATAGCGATGGTCGGCGCATCCGATTTCCACCACGAGTTGGGGTTTTGCGAGGAATTGCACTCTTGTGCATGTAGACTGCAATTGAGTAGCGAGATGAACCGTGTGAGTAGTAACTAAGCAGGATACCGAAAGCCCTTTTATCGATGTACATGACGGAATCTACGACCTGAGAAATCAATTTTCCGTCATCATCATTGCACATTGGGCGCGTCGGTGTTCCGCTTGGCTCTACTGTTGCCATGTATTGAGCTATAACGCTGCTCATGCGTTTCTCTAATCGACCTGAGTAAACCCATGCGCCCCACAGTTCCAGCCAGCCATTAATCCAATCATGCTGCTCTTTGGTGAGTTCTAACTGCCTTATATTCATCGCTTACCCCACCTGTTCTTCCCACTATCACCGCGAGCTGTCATGAATACACCGTTTACTATTGCGTGGCGCTTGGCATCTTTGTCGTGAATGTATTTGGATATGGTTTCTCTATTGATGTGCAGGCGTCGTGCTAGCTCGCTCTGATTGCCGTACGTATCAACTAACATTTCGGGTATGGTTCGGATGTCGGCTTTCATATCTTCCCCTTATCTACCAAAGCTAAATACCGATCGCCCTGTATCAATGCGTAGCAATAACGAGCTTTAAACGTTCGATGTAGGAATCGTAAACTAGGCATCATGAACGCAGTGGTTATGATGCGAGCTGCCAGCTTGTTGTGTTCTGGTTTGATCACGCTGCCTCCAAGTATCTCTTTCGCAGTTTTTCGTAATGACGAGCCCGCCGCGTGAAGATGGCCTTCACCCGTTTCAGGTACTCGATATCGAAGCGTCTTACTGAATTGTCGTGCTCTAGCCGCTCTACGCGCTCTATGCCGATTTTCTCGATGAGGTTAATGCGGTAGGGAATGATGTTTCCTGATAGCTCCCTGTTGCATCTCACGCATCCTGCGTGGATGTTGAAAACATTAAATCTTAAATGCCTTGCCGAACCTCTTGACCGATAGTGACTCGCGTCTACTGCCCCGCCTCGTACCCCATAGTTAAGTGGCTTTCCACAGGCTATGCATGGCTTCCCATAATCTCGCCAGAAGATGAACCGATTAACTGCTGATTGGGCTTCTTTATTCCAGTCTGATGCCGTTTTTAGCTTCTCTTTGCGCTTACGTATTTCGGCGCGCGATAACTTGGCTTGCTTGCGCTGTTCGCGTTCGTCTTTGAGCTTATTTTGACGCCGGACAAATTCGAGAGAGCACGATGGTGAGAAGCAGGTTTTTTGAATGGTGTTGCGAGGGATGAATTCTTTGTCACATATCGGGCATTTCTTTGGTTTCGGCTTTTTAGCCTTGATCACTATCGCCTCCTATCTGAATAACGGTCAGGCCGTGACCAAACACCGCACCTGTGTCGATATAGCGCTGATTGAAAAAATTCATGGGGCTGCGAGCTGGCGTGTGTCCAAAAATAAACTCGTCCGCACCGGTAATGTTGCAGCCGATCCCGTCCATCGCGTTACTCACCCGCTCTCGATTCCAAACCACATCATTCTCATCGACACGTTTGCCAAATATGTATTCGTTTGATGGGTAGTCTGCATGGGCTATCACATAGCTCTTGCTGGGGAAATTGACTTCGATAATCAGCGGTAAACTTTCTGCATGAGTGATTAATTCCTTAGCGAGAACCTCTTGGTCGTAATCGAGATAGAAGAACCATCCTCCGCCATTAGCTAGCCAGTGATTTACATTGCCGGTGCCATTTAATGCCTGAATAGCCATCTGCTCATGGTTACCGCGTACAGCTCTAAACCATGGCTGAGTAATCAGGTCGAGGCATTCGACGTTCTGACCACCACGGTCGATTAGGTCACCAACTGAGATAAGCAGGTCTGCGTCAAAGTCGAACTCAATCTCTTCGAGGTGCGTCATCAGCATGCCGTGGCAGCCGTGTAAATCGCCTACTACGTAAACCTTTCGATAGTCAGCTCCGTTAATGCGGAGGTATATCCCTTCGCGGGTTTCAGTCATGTCTATCTCCAGATTTTGGATGTCTGTATTTTTGAATTAGGTAGGTAATTTGATTCAGGGAGAAGTGCTTGAACGAACCAGTGACGATTGTCTGCTGATAGTGATTTAGTGGCCTGCACTCCGTTGTTTTTGTATCTATCGAGTAGTTGATTAGCTTCTTCTGTGGTCATGGGTTCGTGTGTGAACCACGACGATTTAGCCATGATCGCCACCTTTGCATTCACAATATATTTCAAACATACGCTTAACTATTTCTCGGCAGTAATAACCGTCAACATCCCTCGTTAAGTCGTATCGATTTCCATACTTTTTGCGCATTAGTATTTCAAAGTGTTTGTTCATGCTGCTGAACTCCTGTTGTGTTGTTGAGCCCAGCGCATTGCAGCTATGGCATCATCACCGAACTTAACGTTATGCTCTGCACCAAATGCCTGTATCAGCTCTATCAGGTCACGCATTTCACCCACAGTCATTCGACTAGTTGATTGCCCAAGCACAACAAAGCCGCCCTCAATACCCGGTGCCGACCGTTGGCCTTTGAGTGATGCGGTGAATATGTGCTTCCAGTCTTCACTACTAAGCGTTAACCCATGCCAAACGACTTGCTCGCTAATATCGTTCAGCATTGCCCATAGGCGCGCATTCTGGTCTAGGGTTCTGGTTCGCTCTTGGATGGTTACTACGAGTGGTGAATCTGGATTAACTGGGAGGGACTGGATGAACTGGATGGCGTTTCGCTGTCGGTGTCGGTCTATCAGAAAATAGGCCTGTTTATTCATCACTCCCCCTTAACCTTGATGCCAGCTGCGCGCACCTGCTTAACAGCATAATTCCTTCCATCAATCCAACCAACTGAGTAGCCATCTTTATCAGGGCAAATCATGTGTTCTATTTCAAACTCAGTGTGATTATCTATCTCAACCTCCACCGCCTCGCGGCTTGCTTGCCAGCCTCGCCAAGCCCAGAACAACGCATCAGAGCAAGAACGACCGTCATATATAAAATCACCACCTGTGTAATAGCCCGTTTCGTCGTCACCGTAGAAAAAGGCCATATCCAGCGTATCGTTAGCCCATTCGTACGTGTTACTTAACCACGCTTCAAACTGTTCACGACTTGTCATGACAGGACTCCCTCGTTGCATTCATTTTTAAAATTAATTTGTTGACTTCATCTCTTTTTTCTGGAGTGATGTCTTGAAGACCAGATTTGAATAATTTAGTAAAGCCTTTGCTAATCTCTCGCATTGTAATTTTTAGACAAATAACCTTTAACCATCTTGGAGAGTATTGGCTTAGCCCTATATTCTTTAAAAATATCAATTTTAACTTATTCATGACTATCTCCATCTCCGTATAGCGGTAAATAAACACACCTGTAAACAAACTGAATAAACTCGCTCAGGAATACATTCCATTCAGGATCAGGGGTGTATCCAGCGGCTTTATCAACCATAAACTCAATACCGTTGCGCGGTTTTCTCGGCCTGTATACGCCGTAGATGCGCTCAAAGTTTGAGATAAGCTCCTCTTCCTCTAAGCTAGCTTCAATCGCTTGGCTTAGGCGTGGATCTGTTATCAGGGTGAGCTTGATGCAATCTGGTAGGCTTGTCATGATTATCTCCACTCTGATGCTTGCTTGTTGTCATTCTGATTGGCAGCGTACCGGCGCGCGGCCTCATCCTGTTCAATGTTGACGAAGTGTCCATTCTTCCATCCCATGTAAAATGTCTTTGGCTGGCCAGAACGATATTTCCCAACGATGATTTCGGCGATCCCCTTCATGTTGCTGTTGTCGTGATAAACCTCATCGCGGTACGGGAAGATAATCACGTCTGCATCCTGCTCGATCGCCCCTGAGTCCTTCAGGTCTGCCAGCGTTGGTCGCTTATCTGGTCGAGTCTCAACGCCGCGGTTAAGCTGTGAAAGCAAGATAACGGGTACTTTGCTGCGCAGACTGAACTGCTTGAGCTTCCGTGTAATCTCTCCGATCGCTATGTCGTTACGCTCTGCCTTTGGCTTTTTCATCAGGCCGAGGTAGTCGATAGAGACAAAGCTTAGGCCGCCGTCCATGTTCAACCGTTCTGCGTGTGAGATGATTTCGTCAACGCTCATCGCCTCATCAAGCACATAGTTCTCTTCGCCCTGAAGCATGCCGGTGGCGGCCGTTAGTCGAGTGAACTGCTCGGGGATCATATCCAGAGGGTTACGCAGTGCGCCGATAGCTAGCCCAGACCGATCGGCAACGTGGCGTTCGACGACCTGCATCTCTGACATCTCCATGGAAATCATTAGGCCGCGGCCTTTCTGGTGACCAATTGAGTTGCCGATGTTGATCGCCAGTTCCGTTTTTCCCATACCCGGTCGCCCAGCGATGATTATCAGGTCAGTGCGATCGAATCCCCCGTACTCGTTATCCATCGGCTCAATACCGGTTTTGAGATACAAGCCTGACTCAGCGCCTTTCATGCGTTTCTCCAGAACATCCATGTAGTCCGGCAGTAGGTCACCAATTTTGCGCGGCAGCCGGTCATTGGTTTCGAATTGCAGGTTCGACAAAATACCGCTGACTTCGGCGATCCGCTCGTTTAGGTCATGAGTACCAGCTTCACGAAGTAACGAAGCCGCCTTGGTTAATTCAGCTTCCCCCTTTCGCAACATCCAGCACTGGCGAACACGCTTTGCCCACGCCTTGATGTTTGCAGCAGACTTGCAGCGGGCAGATACCGACAAAACCAGATCCCGAGTTTCACCAGCCACCCCCTCCTGAACCGTAAACGGGTCAATCGGTTCGCACTTGTTCATCAGCGCAACGATAACGCGGTACATGTTCTGCAAGTGGAAGTTCGCAAACGCCTCAACAGGCAGCTTCCCAGCGATTTCAAGACAATCAACGTGGTCGCCTTTGATAATCATTGAGCCAATCAACTGCTCTTCAAAATCGTAACTATCCATCAGTCCTCCCTACCCAAAACTTCATCGATAATTCGTTGAGTTAACGCTGTTTCGATTCCGTATTTTTTGCCACTTGGATTCTCTCCACATGCCCATGCACTTGGCTTGTAACCAAACTCGATGTACCCGTTGATGAACGTGTCGATATCGGTTGGCTTTTTGCCAAGCTCTTTGCACTGCTTGAGGTAGGAAGCCCATAGGCGCTTAAGGCCGCTCTCCACGGTAACGGTGAAACTACGCATTTTTGGTAATCCGTGTTTCTCCGCTTTGCAGTTCCAAGAGTTCTTGAAACGTTCGCGATCGAATACCGGTGATTTTGAGCGTGGATTTGTTCCCAATGCTCGAGGATTAGTTCCTGCTTGGCGGGGTGTTTTTTTGCTCACATCCAGCAAGCCCACATCGTGGGTTTGGGTATGTTTTATATTGTCTTTGGTAAGACTGTTTAGGGTGTCGGGTGATTCCGCCCAACTTGAAACCTTTTTTTGCCCAACATTTTGGGTGGTTCCGCCCAACTTTTTAGGTGGTGATTTTTTAATCTTATTTAGTTGCCATTCCTTGATGTTAACGTTGACGCTAACTAGCTTAAATCCTCCTACTTTTCTTAGGTTTATGATGCGCCTTTCAGCCAAAACCTTTAGCGCCGCCGCTACATCTGAATCATCCAGATCGGTAGCATCTGCAAGATAGGTATTTGTTACTTTGTCCTCTGACTTGTTCCAACCGAAAGTGCAGAAAATAACGGCATCAAAAACCTGATGCTCACGACCAGCAAGCTTCAATTTTTGCTTAAGCTTTGCAATGCTTGTGGCGACACGCATATAACCATCATCAAGACTCGCCACTCTCTGCTCCACGGCCTCCTGTGGTGGCCTGTAATCAGATAACTGCTTAACGACGCCCATCATTCTTCACTCCCGCCTTAGCCAATCTGTAAACGCCAATTAACCGCTCAGCAAACGGCTTGTTATTGGCAGCAGCTACGATTAACCCGTCGGGGCTATCAGGTTGACTCCGTTCCTCTTCTCTATTGCTTTTTCTACGTTTTGACATAGAATTACTCCTGTGAATTGATCTAGTACTAGAAAGTCATAGTGATCTGAGAGTCGTCAGCTGTTACCGCAGTTGGCGA